CACCCGAAGTTCCACCACCTCCTCCTCCACCACCAGCACAATGCCCTACTCCTGCACAAGAGGCTAAGGAACCAGTTGGCACTCTAGTCAATGGTTTCCGTGAGAGAGTAGTGGGATATAGATTACTTGGTAAAGAATGTATTCAGGACACAGAACCTGTTTCTATTCCAGATCAAATTATTGGAGGACTACCTAGTGGTGGTCAGGTAGTGCAGGTAGGTGGTGTGGCTGTCATCGCAACTACATCTGCACTATTAGCAAAACCGTTGGCTGACCTGTTACTTAAGGTGGTCAAACCAACGGTGAAGAAAGTTATTAAAAAGATTGCTGCTATTCGTGGTAAGAAAACTATTGTCGAATCTGTAAAGGACCGCCGAGATCAACAGCGGATCCGGTCGCACGCGATTCGGAAACTGAAGGGGAAGGAATAGAATGAACGTGTTGTGGAATGACACCACCAGGATTAGTTACCATTACGTCCTGACAGATTGCAGCATACTGTGTTCCTGGTCTGAACATAATACCAGCCTTGATTAACTCACCGCAATTCTTCAGTCTTGCAATCTCAAAGTCCAATCTCTTATTGGCTGTGAGTTGTTGTTGCATTGCAATCTGTGTGGTTGCTGCATTCTTACACAGTTCCTGTAGTTCCTTATCCATAGGATTAGACCATGTGGCTGACACACCTAGGGATAAGTTGTAACTATCTTTCTGTCCTGTTCTGGTAGGAACAAAGTATAGAATATCTCCAGGATTGTCTAGAGAACCATCTTCATCTAGGTCTCTCATATCATAAACAGGATCATTATAATATGGTTCGTAAGGTGCCTGAAAAGATCCAGATCCTGTTACGAAAGGCGTAATGTTAAGGGTGGGACCTTGGCACTGGATACCTCCACCGTAGGTATTTGTAATGTATGGTCCCTGAAGAACTTGTATTGCTTGGTTTGTAACGCTGCCGCTGGAATTAGCAACAGGAGAAGCAGTAGCAGAGACTCCGCCAACAGTTTCAGCATAAGAAGGACAAGCAAAGAATAATGATACTATTGCTGGAAGATACTTGTAGTATCTGTAACGCTTTGTATTGTTGTTTCTCTTTGGATAATTGTGTGATTGCTTAAACCCGGACCCTTGTATGTCTCCGTGAATTGAAACGGTGTTCCCGGATTTGTTTGAACATACGTGGGTTTGGAACTTACTCCTGTCCATTGTGAAGTCACTCCATTAATACTTACGGAATTTGCTCCTGTTCCAGGAGATAGATTACCGTTGACAGTGACACCACTACCCGTTGCCGTGTATTGATATCCTGTATTATAATCCATTGAATTAATTGTCTCGACCACTGTTGAGGTCGTCTCCGTGTGACTCGTCATTGATCCCTGAGTGAAGTTCGGGACTACGGGGACCGCCAATGCAGTGGCACCTGATGTAAAGGTTGCCACCGCAAATGTCACAATAGACCGCATCATCTTTCCAGAATGGGTCATCGCGAGGATCCTCAGTCAATGACAGTAATTTCTGAAACGAACTGACCAGTAGCACTGGTTCCAGCACCACCTGCAGTCAGACCGATAGAACCAGCAGTACTCAGAGTACCTGCCAGGTCACCAGCTGAGCCAGCAGCGGTAGAAGTTATACTACTGAAGTTAGGAACAGCTCCTGTAGAAGGTGCAGAGGTTGGAACAGCGTCACCTTGAATATAAGAAGATGAATAAGAGAATGCGTTTCCGTTTGAGGCTTGGGTTGCAGAGATGGTTCCGGGAGCCATAACACCACTGGTAATAGTACCAGCAGAGATAGTTCCGGCAGTAGTACCATCGGTGGTATTTACACCACTACCTGAGACGGAATACTGAGAACCAATTCTCGTCGATGTAGTTCTTGCAGCATCAACGGTAAGTTGAACTGACGAAGACATACTATGAACAAGTCCGCCTGCGTGTGCAGATCCGGCGGTCAACAATAACATTCCAAAAGCAATAAATGCTTTTCTCATACAACTCTCATAGAGACTATGTATATTTAGAAACTCAAATGTGTGTGATCCAGTATACAATTTATCTTAAGAGATAGTAAAACCCGTAAATAATTATTGTATCCCTAAGTTACAACTAATGGACCCTGAGGAAACTACTGGTCTAGTATTGGAGAGTAAAGCTTGTACTAAATGCGGAGCTAAGTGGTTAAATGGACAGCACTACTGGAGCACTGGTATCATTGGAGATACTAAAACCCTATCTAACCTCGTTTGTGGCCTTGTGGAGTCTCCTGATTGTATAAATCCGGATCATAAAAGAGGTCACATCTACGGAGAGAAAGATACCTGGGAGAAGAGGAAACAGTTCATTGACAGACATTATAAAGGAAGTAGCAATGCCCCGTGGAAAGATTATGAAATATGAGGTTCTATCTAGAATCTACAGACTTAAAGAAGAACTTTATACAAGAGATGAACTGCCCTGGAAGGATAGAAAGGTAGCGGACGAGTATCTGAGTAAACTTTTAGAGTATGTTTCGTCGTTCAGTTATTGAAGTGGCACACGGGTGTTGACAGATGGGAAGAAGCCCCTTAATATAAATACATGGACGAGGTGGGGATTTCCTCACCATCCATCACGCCTTACCAGGACTAAACAGCGTGACTAAACAACAGTCCTTCATACCCACTCTGGAGGGTAGAGTGGGAATACTATACTCAGTACCACCCCGTACTACTACATAACCCTTTTTCAAATCAATGGCTACTTCAACTCTTTCAAGGTCCCGCCAATCGGGCTGGGATAACTTTACAGAGTGGGTAACATCAACCAACAACCGTCTCTATGTCGGTTGGTTCGGTACCCTGATGATCCCTACTCTTCTGGCTGCAACCACCTGTTTCATTGTTGCCTTCATCGCTGCTCCCCCTGTGGACATCGACGGCATCCGTGAGCCTGTCGCTGGTTCGCTCCTGTATGGCAACAACATCATTTCTGGTGCTGTTGTTCCTAGCTCCAATGCAATCGGACTTCACTTCTATCCCATCTGGGAAGCTGCTTCACTCGATGAGTGGCTGTACAACGGTGGTCCTTACCAACTGGTAGTATTCCACTTCCTCATTGGCATCTTCTGCTACATGGGTCGTGAGTGGGAACTGTCCTACAGACTGGGTATGCGTCCCTGGATCTGTGTTGCTTACTCTGCACCTGTTGCAGCTGCATCTGCAGTCTTCCTGGTATATCCTTTCGGTCAGGGTTCATTCTCTGATGGTATGCCCCTGGGTATTTCTGGTACCTTCAACTTCATGCTTGTCTTCCAAGCAGAACACAACATTCTGATGCACCCCTTCCACATGCTTGGTGTGGCTGGTGTCTTCGGTGGTTCACTGTTCTCCGCAATGCATGGTTCACTGGTTACCTCCTCACTGGTTCGTGAAACCACTGAGAACGATTCCCTCAACTATGGATACAAGTTCGGTCAAGAAGAAGAGACCTACAACATCGTTGCAGCCCATGGCTACTTCGGTCGTCTTATCTTCCAATATGCTTCATTCAACAACAGCAGAAGTCTTCACTTCTTCCTGGCAGCCTGGCCTGTTATTGGCATCTGGTTCACCGCTCTTGGCGTGTCAACCATGGCCTTTAACCTGAACGGCTTCAACTTCAACCAGTCCATCCTTGATGGTCAGGGTCGTGTCCTGAACACCTGGGCAGACGTTCTTAACAGAGCTAACCTGGGTATGGAAGTCATGCACGAGCGCAACGCTCACAACTTCCCTCTGGACCTGGCAGCTGTAGAGACCACCCCCGTGGCATGTCTCCAAGCTCCTAGCGTAGGTTGATATAAGTTACAACTGAATAATAAAAAGGAGGGTGACGACCCTCCTTTTTTAATACCTATCATGTATGGATTATGGAATTACTTTTAATTTTGGCAACAAGAATACAAATCAATTTTAGAGGTGTTGTACCCGATCAATGTAGTGAAGTTCATAGACAGTATGAAGTTCGGGGACGAGATGTAATTAAAAAAACCTGTCTTATAGATGATGACGAATCAGTTACTAAACCATCTAATTAGTATCTTAAATACTTAGGGTATACACCTAAAATGTTCAAATTCCTCAAACAAGTTAGAGACTACACCCGAGAGGCTTATCAGGCTGGTAAGTATCTTGCACAGGGAATGTCGGTCACCTTTGATCACATGAAGAGGAGACCCGTCACGGTTCAGTATCCCTACGAAAAATTAATACCCTCTGAAAGATACAGGGGAAGAATACACTATGAGTTCGATAAGTGTATTGCATGTGAGGTCTGTGTTCGTGTCTGTCCTATCAATCTTCCAGTGGTTGATTGGGTCATGAATAAACAGAGTAAGAAGAAAGAACTAAGAAATTATTCTATTGACTTTGGAGTTTGTATATTTTGTGGAAACTGTGTTGAATACTGTCCTACAAATTGTCTTTCACACACTGAAGAATATGAACTTTCAACGTTCGATAGACACCAACTGAACTTTGATAACGTCGCACTAGGTAGACTCCCCACAAACGTCACCATGGACCCCTCAGTTCAGTCATTAAGAGAACTTGCATATCTTCCTAAGGGTGAGATGGACCCGCACGGTATAGACGATCTAGCAAAGAGAGAAGGAATAGACTGGTTTACTAAGAAGGGTTGACAACCGAACTTCTGTATAGTATAAAATACCTATAACAACACTGATAAATCTCATGTTTGAAGTAATCTTCTTCATTCTTCTTTTTTGTGGGTTCGGAATTCTTCTAGGTCTGATAGGTATAATGTCTGATTGACTTCTTACGTAAACTTGTGTAAACTAAATATGTAAAGAATTCTTTTGGAGGTCTAATTGGCTTCATCTACTCTATCACCACCGGTATATCAGGAGGGATGGTTTGACAAACTGGATGATTGGCTTAAACGCGATAGGTTCGTTTTTGTGGGCTGGTCTGGTATTCTGCTCTTCCCTACAGCTTATCTTGCTCTTGGCGGGTGGCTTACTGGGACGACTTTCGCCACCAGTTGGTACACCCACGGTCTGGCAAGTTCGTATCTTGAGGGCGCGAATTTCCTTACAGCTGCAGTTTCGACTCCTGCTGACGCTATGGGTCACAGTCTTCTTCTTCTCTGGGGCCCTGAGGCTCAAGGAAGTTTCGTCCGCTGGATACAACTCGGTGGACTCTGGCCTTTCGTCGCGTTACACGGTTCATTCGCTCTCATAGGTTTCATGCTGAGACAGTTTGAAATCGCACGTCTTGTTGGTATCCGTCCTTACAATGCTATTGCTTTTTCTGGTCCTATCGCTGTCTTTGTTAGCGTCTTTCTCCTATATCCTCTGGGACAGTCGTCCTGGTTCTTCGCGCCATCGTTTGGAGTTGCCGCTATTTTCCGCTTCCTACTTTTCCTCCAAGGTTTCCACAACTGGACGCTCAACCCATTTCACATGATGGGTGTCGCCGGTATTCTTGGTGGAGCTTTGTTGTGTGCTATTCACGGCGCGACAGTAGAAAATACACTCTACGAAGATGGTGAACAGTCAAATACCTTTAAGGCTTTTGAACCTACGCAAGAGGAGGAAACTTACTCGATGGTTACTGCGAACCGTTATTGGTCACAGATCTTCGGTATTGCTTTTAGTAACAAGCGTTGGTTGCATTTCTTTATGCTCTTTGTTCCCGTCATGGGTCTCTGGACAAGTTCTATCGGTATTATTGGACTCGCTCTTAATCTCCGTGCTTACGACTTTGTATCTCAAGAGATTCGTGCAGCGGAGGATCCTGAGTTTGAGACCTTCTACACTAAGAACATTCTTCTGAATGAAGGACTCCGTGCTTGGATGGCACCAGCTGACCAACCACATGAGGACTTTGTATTCCCAGAAGAGGTACTTCCTAGAGGTAATGCACTGTGATTAATTCTTTTGGTTTTCTTGTACTCCGACTTTGTGTCGGAGTGCTTTTGATTCATCACGGATTTGAAAAACTAAACGACATTGAAAATTTTGCCAATGCGTTTGTGAGACCACTTCATCTACCCTTCCCTATCTTCCTGTCCTACATTGCTGCCTTCTCTGAGATCGCAGGTAGTTGGGCATTGATTGTAGGATTGGGTGCAAGACTTGGAGCTCTCTCGATTGTAGGCACGATGACAATTGCCATCTACCATGCAATCATGACAAGTGGATTTAATATCTACCTGTTGGAACTCCTTGGTCTATATTGGGGAGGTGCGATGTGCATTCTTCTCAATGGTCCCGGTATGTTCTCTATTGATGAAATCATCAAGAGATCATTCAGCGATTCAACTAATATATTAAGACAAAACTTTAAGGCAATGTACTAATGGCATTCCTGTACTTCGCACTCTTCGCCATCCTTGCAGGATCGGCATTTGCATTGATGTATGCAAACATCCAGGCTATCAGTCGGATGAGCAGACCCATCAAACGTAAACGTCATCCAGAGGCACCCGAGTATGGTGAAGAAGTGATGTATGTAGATTTCTCAAGAGAAAAACTTGAGGAACTTTACAATAAAGATATCGATTGATAAATTAGAGTGATTGAATCAAATATATAAATCATGACAAAGAATTATGACGATTCAAACTGGAGAGAGGAGTATCTGACAATGAAAGTTCTGTCAGAACATGCTACTGATCTCCTTAAAAATGGTCCCAAGTCCCTCTCAGGGGCTTGGTATCTTGCTGCTATGCACAATGATTGGATGAAGAAAAAGGGATATAAAAATCCTGAACCTCCGAACTGCCAATCTTCATTCAAAGAGTGGAACAAATCAGTCGATGGATGATCACAGTAATCACCCTCTGCTTCTACAACAGGCAGGGGGTTATCTATTAGGTTTAATTACAATTTCAATTCCGTTTCTTATCATACTACTATGAATAACTTCTCGGTCTATTCAAAGATTGGTTGCCCATATTGTACAAAGGTAATCAGTGTTCTGAAGTTAGCAGAACAAAGTTACTCTGAATATAAACTCGGTAGAGACTTTGACAAGCAAGAATTTTACGGTAGATTTGGTGAAGGTTCTACGTTCCCTCAGATCTCCGTTGATGGTAGATTACTAGGGGGATGCGCAGAAACTGTTAAATATCTCAAAGAGAATAATTTGGTATAATGGAAGAAGAGCTATACGATATTGTTGAACACGCGATAGACCATGTATTCTATGGTCGATATGTTCTCGATATGTATCAGTATCTGAGAGACACGAAGGTATCTAAGACAGTCATCGAACACTTCCTGATGAGTTGTACTGCATCAGAGATTAAGTCCCTGGTCCTGGACCTTGAGGGATACTTAGAGGGAGGTGGTGATGACATGCATAGACAACTTAGGGAAGGTTACGGTCACCTAGGTAAACCTGAGGGTCGTAAGATCAAGAACTATCTGGAGAGGATTTTAAGTGACGCAGAGAGGTACAAGAATGACAAAAAACCTGGAAGAAAGAGAAGACCCACTAAATAATCAAAAGTTAGATACCCCCAGCATGAACAAGGGGTTTGAACTTTTACTTAGAAATAAAAAAAGGAGGGAACCACCGAAGACTTTTCAGTTCAAGTTTGGAAAGATGGTATCCCTCTTATCAAGAGAGATCCATTTTTTCTTAGACATTCAATTTGACATAAGAAAAAAGGAGAGTTAACATGTTAGCAGTCACGCTTACGTTCTCAGGTATTATTTCGTTACTGTTTCTTCTAGTTGGAGGAGTTATCGGATATCTCCTTAAGGAATATGTACACGAGAGAAACTCCACATTGATTCCAACTCATCCAGAGATGTTTGACGAGAATGGTATGGTAATCCCTGATGAAATTCTTGCTGTCAGATTTGATAATACACTTGAAGATTTTGAGTCTGACGATTGACACCCACCAATTATTAACCTATACTGAATAGAAATGGCATCCAAATCATTCACCGTGAAAACTAAATTACCTCCCAATCCATTTGTCCATGAGGTTCTGGAACAGGTATCAAAGCAGAGATCAAAGGCAAAGAAGGTTGAGGTTCTGAAAGAATACAGAAGTGATGCACTTGTGTCACTTCTTATTTGGAACTTTGATGACACTGTTATCTCCATGCTTCCTGATGGAGAAGTCCCATACGAGAGAAGTGCAGTCCCCCTGGGAACTGATCACACATCTCTCCGTAAGGAGTATCGTAATCTTTATCACTTCGTAAAGGGTGGTAATGATGGTCTATCCAAGACCCGTAGAGAATCAATGTTCATTCAAATGTTGGAGGGTCTTCATCCTACAGAGGCTGATATCCTGTGTCTAGTAAAAGATAAAAACCTTGGTCAAAAATATAAGATCAACCGCGCTCTCATCGAAGAAGCATATCCTGACATTCGGTGGGGAGGTAGATCTTGAGTGAAAAAATCAACTTCCTTTATCAAGATTGTGATCCAACACTTGCCGAAGATAAGAAACTACCTACTAGTGCATTTCTTATAGAGTATCTACAGGATGGTGTGACCAAGTTTGATATCGTTACTTCATATAAACAAGCTGACATTTTTGATCATTACTGGGACAACTATCGTGGTGATTTTAAGAATATGACACAGGCTATGGGAACTGTAAGTCCTAAACTGTATGATTATGAACCCAAGAAGACTGAGAAGAAAAAGAAATGAAGGGATTCGATATTAAATTTGAGGGGATCGATATGAACCCCGATCAGGTACAAGAACTTCTAAGGAAATATAAGAAGGTCAAAAAGTATCAGAAGACCAATCTGTTTGCTGTCAAAACCATGGACGGAACAGAGGACTATGTGTCCGAATTAATTAAGGAAGGTCAGGACTTCGACACACTTGACTAAATAACAGTAGTGGTCTATACTAGACCTGTCGTTCATCCCCACTGAGGGGACGCAAGTAAGTCGCGGAACGGAGCGTTCATCCCATGGTTAATTTTCTTTTATACGCTTCAATCTCTTGTGCTGATGCCGATGCTATCATGTTTAGAATCGACAAGTACGAACACTTACCTGAAAAGGTAAAGATTGAATTGGTTGAGACCGTAAAGGAATCAACACCGAATTGCTACTGGGACGCAAACGACTAAAGGAACGGGCCTAAAAATCCAACTACTTTAGGAGTCAATCATGAACACACTTAACATGATCAGAAGGCAGCTCAAGAAAGCTGCCGCACTCCACGACGCACAAATCAATCACACCACCTATCGTGGTGTTGAGTATGATACTCGTTGTGTAGAGTCAAAAGACCCTCACGGTACCTTCTGTTATCGCGGTCATTCCTACACCAAGTGACTTGTCACCTGGTAAATAGTCTGATATACTAGGGGACATCGGTCCCCTTTTTTTATGGAAAAAGACAAACTCAAAATCATTGTCAGAAACCTGAGACTCCTGGTTGACGCATTGGAGTCCGAGGTGTACTCTGATGTCGAAGCATACACAAAGGGACTGAAGGAAGAACTTCCTCCCCTCCCCGATTACGATGAGGTATTTGAAGATGACGAGTGATGATTGGCGTTACACTGAGGAGAGAATGAAACTAAGAGAGCAGTGTCTTAAAGTTTTGTTAAATAGGTATGGTGGAACACGTATCGATCAGGCATCATACTCCACCCAAGATATCTACGAATGTGTAGACACTTGGATCTCACAAGGAAACAAGTTGAGTAATGGAATCGTTGCATACTTCAACGCTTACTTCAACCATGAAAACAAAAAAAGCAATCAAATACATTCTTAAACACCCAGAGCTCTTCACAGAAGGGGAAAGAATGTATGTGGAAAGAGTAAAACAAGAACGCAAACTTAAAAAGAGACAGAATGAATCAAGCAAAACTTATCTCCGTAACTCCTGATGCTGAGCAGCACATTGCATACTGTGCTCGTGTTTCTAATCCAAACAATCAGGACAATGAGAACTTTGCAGGACTTCTCAAGTATTGTATCAAACATCAACACTGGTCTATCTTTGAACAGGCTTTTATGAGTCTTGAGATAGAAACTACAAGGGGTATCGCTGCTCAAGTTCTCAGACATCGTTCATTTACATTTCAGGAATTCTCTCAGAGATATGCCAGTACTAATCTACTGACCTCTGACATTCAACTTCCTGAACTTCGTCGTCAGGATGACAAGAACCGTCAGAATAGTATCGATGATCTTGATCCTGAAGTGGTGGA